CCTGGCTCAGGAAAAACTCATAAACTTATGGAGAAATGTTTTTCTGAAAATGCAATTTTTGTATGTAAAAATCCAGAAGCAATGAAGGTTAAAGCATATGCCTATGGATTTAATGATTTAAAAATTATATCATATCAAGATTTTGTTCGAAAAGAAGAAAATCCTTGTTCATATGATATATATCAACCAATTTTTTATTATTTAGATGATATAGAAGAATTTATTGATTTTAAATATAAGCATATAGTAAAAGGCTTTGGGGGCAATTTATAATGAAATTTGAAAACACAGAAGTAAGTAATATTAATCATGCAATTCAAGGTATGCGAAATCCTTTAAAAAGTTGGGATAGATCCGATAGTCGTTTTGCCCTTTCTAATGATAGAGATTTTTTTGGTTTAGATATTGCTGATGCATGGGTAGAAAAAAAACATCCGGATTTAAAGAAAAATACTATTGAATATGGAATGAAAGAAGACGAATACCTTGTATGGTTATACAAAGAAGGTATTATAAAAGAAGATAAACAAGGTCATGCCTATAAAATGACTTGGATAGGTCCCAATGATATGGATTTAGCTAAAAGATTAATTGCGGCAGGTCCTGAACATAGAAAATTTCTTCGACAAATTTTTGTTAATGTTGATATTACTGCACCTTTATACTGGTGGAAGGAAATGGATAAATACCAGATTGGTATTACAACAAATAGCGAGAGTACTATGCACAAATTAGCGAGTACGCCAATTACATTAGAATGTTTTGAGATAGGTGATTATGAACCAGCTTTAACAATTATGACTGGTACAGATAAAGATATGTGCGAAACTATTATTTCAACTGCTGACATAGTTGGAGTTGATGAAAGGGATAATCATCAAACAATTATTTCATTTTTAGAAGCTCTTCGTTTGATGTATCTTGAAACTAAAGATAAGCGTTATTGGAAAGAACTCGTAAGATGGTTACCAGAAAGTTGGCTCCAAATGAGAACAACTACAATGAATTATGAGAATGTTCGCAATATCTGTCATCAAAGAGCAGGTCATAAATTAAGTGAATGGAATAGTTTTATTGAATGGGCGCATACTTTACCTTATGCACAAGATCTTATTTTTGACTAAATAAGAAAATTTTGTTATAATTATAATATAAGAATTGAAAGGTAAAATATGAAAGAGAATTTTTTACAGTTTATTGACAATCTAATTGAACATGACAAAGAGTATGCAGAAAGTATTATGACCGACGAAATTAAACAATATCTTGAGATTCTTAAAGAAGATAAAAGTTTAAAGCCAGAAATTACAGATAATGGGAAAATAGTATTAAAATATATGCAAGATAATAATGTTACTCTTGGAAAAGCAAAAGATATTGCGAATGGACTAGGTATTTCTTCAAAAAGAGTAGCTGGCGCACTTCGCAAGTTAGTAACTGATGGTTTTGCTGAAAAAGTAGGGACAAATCCTGTTATATATGCAATTACAGAAAAAGGAAAAAATTATAATATTGATTAAGGAGATTATTTTATGAAGAAAATGATAAATGCTACACGAATTGAGGGAGTTCTTTATCAGCATAAACTTGAATTAAAGGTAAGTGGTCCACAATCAAAAAAGCCTAATACTGAATTTATTTCAGGAACAATTGATGTTGCGACCGATAATAAAATGACTAATATTTTACAGGTACATTATACATATGTAACTGCTACAACTAATGCGGGAAAAGAAAATCCTACATTTAAAACTTTAAAAGGAATTATTGATGGAACAATTGGATGTTACACAAATCCAGCAGTAAAAGAGAATGCGGCAAAGGTACGTATTGATTCAACCATTGGTCTTAATGAATTTTATTCAAATAGATCTGGGACAGAAGAGCTTATTTCTGTTAAACGAAATGAAGGTGGCTTTATTCATGTAACACCTTCTATTACTGAAAATGAATCTCAAAGAAATACTTTTGAAGTAGATATTGTTATTACTCGAGCTTTTGAAAAAGAGGAAGTAGTTGATTCTAATGGAAATGTAACAGCACCTGCGAAAGTAATTATTGATGGACGTATTTTTGATTTCCGCAAGAATATGCTTCCAGTTCAGTTTTCTGTTTTAAATAAGCAAGCACAGAGATATTTCTTGGATTTAGACCCTTCTATGCAAAATCCTGTGTTTACTAAGGTTAAAGGCATTATGGTTTCTCAACAAATTACAAGATATATTACAGAAGCATCTGCTTTTGGAGAAGATTCTGTAAGAGAAGTTCAGTCTTCAAATAAAGATTATATCGTAACTTGGGCAGCTCGTGATCCTTATGAATTTGACACAGAAGGAACTATTACTAGGGAAGAACTTCAGGCATGCGGTCAGGCAAGAGAAAATGCTTTAGCAGAAATGAAGCAGAGAGCAGATGACTGGCGCGCACAGCAAGGAAATGCCTTTGCTCCAACTGCAACTGCGGCTGTAGCTAATAATGATGATCCATATCGTTTCTAATAAGGAGAGGTTGAACATATGATAGATCTTTTAAGTATTCAGCCTCATAAGGTATCTCGCGATCTTTCTGGATATATTACTTATATTTATGGTGCAGCAGGTGTTGGAAAGACAACACTCTGTGCGCAATTTCCAAGTGCGCTTATTCTTGCATTTGAAAAAGGTTATAACGCACTACCTGGTGTTATGGTTCAAGATATTACCACATGGGGTGAATTTAAACAAGTTCTTCGAGAACTTAAAAAACCAGAAGTACATGAAAAATTTAAGACTATTGTAATTGACACAGTTGATGTAGCAGGTTCACTTTGTGAAAAGTATATCTGTAATCAACTTGGTATTGAAAATATAGGCGATGGTGGTTGGAGCACAAATGGATGGACAAAATATAAAAAAGAATTTGAAGAATCTTTCCGCACTATCACTCAACTTGGATACGCATTAGTTTGCATATCTCACGATAAAGATAAAACATTTAAAAGAAAAGATGGAACTGAATATAACCAGATTATTCCAACAGCACAAAGTTCAATTAATGAAATTGTAAAAAACATGGTTGACCTTTACGCTTATGCAATGCAGGATTTAAACGGAGCAAGAAAATTAGTATTCCGTTCTTCAGATGGAAGTATTGATGCAAAGAGTCGATTCCGTTATATGCCTGCGGAAGTGGGCTTAAGCTATGACGCTTTAGTTGAAGCTTTAAATACAGCAATTGATAAAGAAGCTAACGAACATAATAATGAGTTCGTTACTACTGAAAGAGCAGCAGAAGTAATTGCGCCTGTTTATGATTACGACGCATTAATGACTGAATTCCAGCAACTTACTGGTGAATTAATGCAAAAAGATTCTTCGGGTTATGGGCCAAAAATAAAGGAAATCGTAGATCGCTACCTTGGAAAAGGTAAAAAGGTTTCCGAAACAACAAGAGATCAAGCAGAATTTATTGATCTCATTATAGGCGAAATTAAATCTACTCTTCTATAGCTTCAATGTCAACC